CGGTAACAAGGTTTCAGAAGTAAATGGTATTCGTGCTTCATGTAAGATCATGAAAACACGTTACAGCAAACCTTTTGAAACATTGCAAATTAAAATTCCTTACACCACAGGTATGAATCCTTACAGTGGTTTGGTAGATATGTTTGAAAAACAAGGTCTATTAAAACAGTCCGGCAATAGGCTTGCGTGGATTGATCCGGAAACTGGTGAAGAATTCAAATTCTACCGAAAAGAATGGAAAGATGATAAATTAGATATGATAATGGCAAAATTCCATATCAAGACTGAAACAACAACACCTACCATTCCTGAGGAGACAGAAGAAAATGTTGAGTGAAACACAAATTGGTGATATCTGGTTACTATTCGCAGATTATGTGGACAAAAAAGTTCTCGAAAGTGTAGCAGAACGTTATGTGGACCTACTAGCAGATTTTGGCACTAGTGACCGCGTGATGCAGGCCGCTACAGGAGTTGACAGCACACTGGACGCTGCGATCGATTACTACCTCGATGAGGAAAGTGACGAAGACGAGGATGATTCTGGCGAACTGGAGTTTTAATGGGTTGGTATTCCGATATTGCCAAAGACATTGGTAACATTCCCGATGCAGTGCTGTACTTTGAAACAGAATTACTGGATGCTCGTAAAGAAGTTAAAATTTTCGGTAATTTAGAAAAATCAGCAGCAGCACTGCCTGGAGTAGTTGAACATCGTTTCGGACAATTACAAGAAATTGAAGCAATATTGGAATATCTCAACATTGAGCTTCGCCGTCTCAAAAGCGGATTCTTTCGTAAGTATCTTGAAAATTATCAACGTGCTCTCAGCAGTAGAGATTGTGAACGATATGTGGAAGGTGAATCAGATGTAGTTGATATGGAAAAAATTATCAACGAATTTGCCTTGCTGCGTAACAAATGGTTGGGTATTACCAAAGGCCTGGACCAGAAACAGTGGCAAATTACAAACATCACCAAGTTGCGTATTGCTGGCATGGAAGACGCAAGCATATAATCAATCTGCTCAAGCTGTACTACATAGGCCTTAAATAATATCAAGGCCTATTTTTTTCTAAACGGTTGCATTATTGGACTAGACAACATATACTACTAATATGACAACAATTGACAGCTTGATAACAAAAATTATAAATTTTAGTGAACCTACCGTTGAAGACCGATTGCCTAATCGTGACGCAAAAGTGTTGCGTAGCCTCGCTATGTCAATGACCAATCAGTTTTTCATCACTGAAAACCAAGGTCGCTTGCTATTGAAAATTCTCCGAGAAAATATCAAAAATTTGTCAGAATTTACAGAAGAAATTTCACTAGCACTAATGGACCCAATATGGTCCAAGGATTTTAGACAAGTTGAACAGGTACGAAAATTGTATCTTGAAAAAGATACTGATGAAGATCTTAGTGTTTTTGTAGAATTTACCTTCAACTCGGAAATTCGAAGAATTTTAGCTGAAATTACCAAAAAATGCGAAAATTTGGTCATGCTAGGAAATGGTAAAAGGTATCAAGCAGACCTGACTGAAAAAAATATTGTGGCCCTGGTCGAGTGCTTGCTGCCTTTCAAATTCGAAATTGATGAAAAAATACAAAATCACTACGACACCATAAAATCGTGGTCTGAAACGGTGATTCGTGAGCAATTTTTAGTCACCAACATAGCCAACACAAATTTTCACAAGCACATCACTGCTGACCTTGGTATCGAAACAGCTATAGATCAAAGTATCATTAATGACCGAAGCATGCGATACCGATATTTTATCGAAAATGCCAAAAATCATGGTGAAACCCTGACTGAAGTAATGGCCAACCGCTGCACCAGCCGGTTATGGATTGATAAGAATCACCATGACTTGTCTGAAGTAATCAGTAGTTTGAAAAAATTACGCAGGTTGCCATTATTGGTAATTTTTGACACTGTGGTCAACGACACGTACAATACTAATTTAGAGACACTGTCACATGCTTTGGAAAATAATGGAATTTTTGAAAAAATAGGAATTTATTTTAGATTACCCAATGACGAAGATGGCAAAAAATTCAATACCATGATAGCACACAAACAATACAATTATCCCTTGGACAGTGATACGCAAGTGGTGGCTGTGCAGAGTGGAAAATTACCGAAATTTTTCCTAAAAAATGCCTGGAGGCCAATGAGTGTAATTACCCTAGATAGTAGGATGGGCATGCGTCATGGAAAAACTGCGGTGTACAGCAGTTGTTGTGATTTGATTGTTGAGTGGGCCGAAGCACCCACTATTGCTGAACAAAGGATTGTTAACCAATGGCGGTAAAACTAGTAATTCGAGACGAAGTTAATATCAAGTTTGAGGGTTTGAATTTAGAAGCCCGTAAAAAACTGGCCAACTCATTCAAGTATGAAGATCCCACTGCACGACATCGTCCTGCATACAAATTAGGTCGCTGGGACGGCAAGGTCAGTATGTTTGGACTGGGCGGAAACGGGTATCTCAGTCAGTTGGAAAAGTGTCTTGAAATACTGACCAACATGGATATTGATATCAGCGAACTTGAAGATCAACGCACAACCCCTAGGATCGAATTTGTTCCAGTGACTGAAACTTACTGGGCTGATCAAGGCAAAGTATGGCCTGTGGGTCATCAACAAGCAGGTCAGCCCATCATGTTGCGTGATTACCAAGTGGATGCCATCAACACATTTTTGACCAACACACAAGCCCTGCAAGAAATTGCCACAGGTGCTGGAAAAACTATCACAACTGCAACACTGAGCCAATTGGCAGAAAAATACGGACGCACAATTACCATTGTGCCCAACAAAAGTCTTGTGGAACAGACTGAAGAAGACTTTATTGCAGTGGGATTGGATGTTGGTGTTTATTACGGAGATCGCAAAGATCTCAACAAGACTCACACCATATGCACATGGCAAAGTCTTAATATTTTAGATAAAAAATCCAAAGCACATGAGCATGATATCGTGACATTGGCAGAATTTCTCGACGGCGTCAAATGCGTTATTGTGGACGAAGTACACATGGCCAAAGCTGAAGTATTGAAGAATTTGCTCACACAGAATCTATGCAATGCCCCCATACGTTGGGGCCTAACAGGCACAGTTCCCAAAGGGGACTTTGAATCACAGCCTATATTTGCTAGTCTAGGACCAGTTGTTGGCGGCATCAAAGCACATGAATTACAGGAGATGGGCGTGTTGAGCACTTGTCACGTGAATGTGGTGCAGCTGATAGATTTGCTAGAATTCAAGACATATCAGGATGAATTAAAATATCTAGTCACAGATGATGACAGAATGATTTATCTATCAAAATTAATTAAAAAAATATCACTCACAGGCAACACATTGGTTCTGGTTAACAGAATTGATTCAGGCAAATTTATAATAAACGAATTATCAGACGCAGTATTTGTATCAGGTGCGGTCAAGACCAAAGACCGTAAAGAAGAATATGATGAAATTAAAACCAGTGATAACAAAATTATTGTTGCAACCTATGGCGTCGCGGCTGTCGGTATAAATATTCCTCGTATCTTTAACATGGTACTTCTTGAGCCTGGCAAGTCGTTTGTTAGAGTTATTCAAAGTATAGGCCGTGGTATTCGCAAGGCAGAAGACAAGGACTTTGTCCAAATATGGGACATCACGTCCACATGCAAGTTTGCCAAGCGGCATCTTACAGAAAGAAAGAAATTTTACAAGGATGCCAAGTATCCATTTACATTAGACAAGGTGGATTGGCAAAAATAAGGAATTATGCAGATATTAACATTAGAAGACAAAACGTTCTCATTGAACAATTTACCAGAAGAAGTAGACGAAAACACCAGATTTGCAGTACTGGACAACAGCACTCCGAGCGAGCCTGATTTTTTCTTTATGCCATTGATTTTTCTGGAAAGTTTCAACGCCCCAGCAATAGTATTAAGGATTGGTGAAGACGAAGTTACCATGCCTATCGATTGGTGTATTGCAGTGGGAGACAGTTCTAGTAGCTGTGATATAGAAATCCTGCCATTGACCAGTTTGAATGACCGAGGATTTGATGCATTGATTTTTAACCCATTGAGTTCATTCAGAGTGGAGTTTAAGAAAATTGAAATTGTAAATTTTTATAATGACGTTAAATGGTATTTCCCCAAAATGAAAAACGGACAGCTTTTGGCAACTCCTACTCGATATGGCAGCAAGCCCGATTGTGCTTATTTTGTCAAAGAAATATCCAAACAAAACGAATTGATACAGTTAGATAAACTGCTATAGGAGTCAGTATGGGACAACTCAAACCTGGCGCAACACTTATATACGAACGTGAAAACGGCACAGTATATTCGAGAGAATTAGGCTCTGACCCGTCCACTCGCCAAGTGGTGGGTTGGAATTATACTGCCACAGATCCAATTTTCGATCCACGTACCAGCGGACAGCAGGACCTCGACGATCATAAAGAATGGGTCGAGATTAGGTTAGCCGGAAAACACAATCCCACCTTGCAAAAAGCCATAGATAATGTTAAACTAATATACAAAATAGTCAAGGATGACAGCGATGAGTGAAAAGGTTGAACTCAAGGAAAAATTATCTGCGGTTGATCAAAATGTTCGCGAACTATGGGACGCAATGGATGTGGACCAGCAGAAGGCCCTGAAGAATGAATTCTATATCCTCAACAGATATGTAAGTAGTGCTGGTGGCCAAAAGAGAGAAATCCAAGAACATTTCGTGTTAACAGTGAACGAATATTTCAACAAGCATTGGAATGTGTTGCAAAAACATCCTAAATTACTATGGATGCTGTTGTGCATGTGCAGCTATGATGGCACCAAAGTTTTCTGGCACGAATGGATTGGCTACAAGAAAAAAGCTGGAACCAATGGAAAGAAAATCAAGTTCTTGGAAGAGCTGTATCCTGATCATAAAACAGATGAACTTGAACTGATGTCAAAGCTAATCACGGACAAAGAGCTTAAAGATCTTGCTCGAGGTCACGGCATGGATGAAGCCACTATTGCAAAAAAATTAAAATGATAGCCTTGGCAGAACAACCTTATTCGTGCGGTCATTGCAACAAAGGTTTTATGCAGGAAAAAACCTTGTTTGTGCATGTGTGTGAGCAAAAACGCAGGTATATGTCACGATCAGAAAAACATGTGTTGCTGGCATTCGAAACATTTCAGAAATTTTATAAACTGAATCAACCCAATAGTAAACAGGATAAAACCTATGAAGATTTTACTAAGAGTTCTTATTACAATGCTTTTGTTAAGTTTGGTAGCTTTGTCAGTAATGTTAATCCTCTCTACCCGGACAGATTTATCGACTATATTATCACCAGCGGTGTCAAACTTGATCACTGGTGTAGAGACGAGCTCTACGACAAATACGTCACCCATCTTGTCAGAACAGAAACTGTCGAAACCGCCCTCCAAAGGTCCATCCAAACAATGATGTCATGGGCTGACACACACAGCGCACAATGGAATCATTATTTTCTATATGTCAGTTTGAGTCGTGCTTGCTACGATATCAAAGATGGAAAAATCAGTCCTTGGCTGGTGCTGAACAGTGTTAATGGCAAAGCAATGCTGCAAAAATTCAGTGACGAACAACTGGGGCATGTGCAAACTATTATAGATCCCCAATTCTGGGTCAGTAAGTTCAACAAACTCACCGTGGACGTCCTGCTGGTGAAAGAAGTGGTCAAGGAGTCAGTTATATAATGCCGGATATCGATATAGACTTTGCGGATAGGACCCAAGCGTTGAGTGTGTTAAAGCATATAGACGCACGTCTTGACTCAGATAAAAAACACAACACTGGAGTATATTGCACCAGTATTCCTCACAACCCCATAACTGGAATAAGTACTATTGATTACAAAACAGCCGACGACC